AATAGAAATTTATTCCCACTTCAACCGCTGGCCGCACGTTGGGCAATACTTATTAATTCCACATACCGAAGTCGAGCAATTTGGGCAATAACCAGATTTAAACTTTAAATACTCACATTTGTCGTTCGGCTCTTTCGGGATCTGCTTTTCCATAGCCGCATCCGCAATTTCCAAAGCCCCTACAAGCTGCGCTGAATAGATTAGGCCATGTCCGTCATGGACTTTAATATGCTCCCCGATGTGCTTCAGGGTTTCTCTAGCTTCTTCAATCTTCATTCCGTTCCTCGCTTTCTTAAATAAAATTATGTCGTGTAATTATCTTGCACTCTCCGTTTGCATGTCGTACATGGAGATGGTGCGCCGCATTCTACCTCGTTTTCATATTTTCCAAAATTGGCACACCCATCGCATGAATCAGAGGGCAATATTTTTTTTAAAAGCCGAAAGACCTCGGCATTTGTCATGGATGATCTACCATGTCCTGCGATTCCAATTTTCATGACTTACCTCCAACTAATTCTCGACTTCTATAACAGCACCTTTGAATACTGTTGTAGGATATGAATTCATTCCCCATTCATCAGATACATATTTATAGTCCGTTTTAAATTTAATCTCATTTGGCTTAAATCCCTTACTTTTAAGGTCTGCCACTATTAATTCTTCAATATCCTCTTTTGAGTAGTGATACTCTAAAACTGTTCTCTCGACAACCTCTTTTATGATAGTTTTCTTTTCCATATTCCCCTCCTTAGTTAGAACTAACTTCTCATGCCTCGTAAGGCGGTTTAAACAGGCTTTTCATTTCTGCCATGATCTCAGGCGGACAGGGGACACGCTCGCTCTTTGGCTCCGGCAGCTGGCTTATTTCTCGCTGCCGTTTGTCCCATTCTTCCCGGCGAATTTCTTTTGCCAGTGAAATGAGTTGTCCGGGATTCGGCGGAAATTTATTGTCGCTTTCGGCGTATTTCAGCCATGCTTTATGTATTAACTCCTGATCCCACGGCTCCAAGACTTCACGTGCTACGGTTGCCGCTTCGGATATCTGCCTCTCATTCATCTGACTCCGATAATAGGTGTTGATAATTTTTAGAAGTCCTATAATCTCTGCCTTGTTCATCTTGCATCGCCTCCCTTATAAGTTTTGCGTAAGGATCTTCGTTTGATTTAATTTCCTTTAACGGGAACACGCCCGCCCAGCCGTTTAATATTGATTGGTCAAGAATCTGGATAGAAGTTTCAATATCTCCCCCGGATAGTTCGTTAAGTTTTTTTAGCATCAGCCTAACCGCATGGTCACTCATCGGCTTTTTGATTTTTTTTCTGTGCTCGATAAATTCTTTTAAATGTTCGTGAAGTTGAACGGGAAGAGTATTGTATATATTTTCTTTATCATTCTTAGTACATTCTTTATCATTCTTGTTTGGGTCTTTCAGTGGTCTTTCAGTGGTCTTTGAGTGGTCTTTCAGTGGTCTTTCTGTGGTTTCTGAATCTTGGTAAACGCTGTAATTGTAAATGGTTATGGTGGTCTTTTTTTGGTCTGCATTTTTGACTATCATTTGCTGTTTTTGTAACTCATTTAAAAAAAGTCTTACTTTCGATTTTGACCACCCCCACCGCTCCATCAGTTTGTGTTCCGAAGTGATGAAGCTGCCTTTCTCAAGATCAATAAACCGACCATCAAACAAGAATGTGTTGTCGTCATGGTTTGCCATCAAAAGCAAGTCAATCCACGCCTGCCCCCTTGAAAACGGCTTTTCCTGCCACATTTTGTTGTCCATTATTTTGCGGTGGAGTTTTATCCATCCTTGCATTTACTTGCCTCCTGTTACTTTAGAAACGCTGGGATATCGTCGTCGTCCTCTAAGGCCGCAAATCCTTCCGGTATCTCCGGCGGCTTCGTTCTCGGCACGTCCTGGCTCTCACATTCAAACTCTGTGCATCTGATCTGCGTAACGGTCTTGTTGTCCTTCGTCAAGTAAAAGTCAATCCATGCATTTATCAGTTCGATATTGGTCTTGTCAGGCAGTTCCACGCCCTTGTTGAATTGGATTCCGATGTACCCATTTATCCAGTTTCCGTCTTTATCTTTCTTGCTTAATTGCGTTGTGTATCTCGGCTTGCCGTCAAAGTCCTTGCGGTATATTCTGGCTTTGCCTGTTACTGTTGTTTTTATCATTCTGTTACCTCCATTAAATCAAATATTTTATCCCGTAATAAATCACGTAAAACCATCCAAACGCGCAATGAAATATCGCCCACGGAATGGAGTGCCATGCCGAATATGATAATATCGCCGCAAGCACATTTCCTATTCCAATTCCCGTTGTAACGGTTGTATTGTTTTCCATTGCTTCATTCCCTCCTTGTATAACTCAATCCAATCGCTTAACCGCATCACTACAAGCCATTCGCAGTTATTACGGCGATGGAATACGGCTGGCATAGTTCCTTCTTTTGCGTCCGATATCGCCTGTGCCATTGCTTCGTAGAGGCTTAATTTCTCTGTGCGCTTCACTTCGATATGTACGCCCGGAAGTCCCACAACGTCAGCGTCGCCGTTTGCCCCGCAGAATTGTTGCCCGCGCCTCGTGTCAAATCCGTGCTCTTTGAGTTTGTTTGACAGTTCCCTTTCGCCTTTAGCGCCTTTCGCTTTACTGTTGACCATTACTCCCTCCGTTCTCCATAGGCACATCCAAAGTCGGCAAAAGTCACACGACCTCTACACGGCGACAGAGTATTTTTGCACCTATAGGCGCACGTTACTGTGCTACTGTATTCGGAATATTTACACACTCCGCACCGCACCGCTTCAATTTCGTTATGCGCATCTATTGTTGGCGCTTCTTTGATGCACTTTGAAAATTGCCAATACGGGAAACAATTATCAAATGCGATATCGTTACACCCTGTGGCTTTTACCACGCTTTCCCTTAGTGTATCAGCGTCAATTAGTCTCATATCTGCTCTCCTTTCAAATTCTCAACTTCCATTTACATTCCCTCCGGCATCTTTAAAAAATCGTAGCCCACCCATCACCGCCCCTCTCTTTAATCATGTATTGTGTGTTAGTTAGAATTGTTTTTCCAATCCTCGCCACTCAAAGTGACATTCTCCATCATCATCGAATTGCGAACCATCCAACTCACAGCCCATATCGTTGGGATTGTATCGGCATACGTTACATTTTTCGTCTGTCGTTACCTGCCCCGCCAAATATGCCATATCTTCTACCGCTGCCCGTAGTTGGGCGCATACCAGGTTATGTGTGTCAATGTCGATGTAAGTGCCGTTAAGCGTGGTTTTGACCTCTATTGCATTCATTGATTTTCTCCCTTCAATATTTAAAAACTTAGCTTAGATTATTTCTTTTCACCCCACGCCGCCTTTAATCTTGCGATCTCATCCGGCGTTTCCGTGGGTATACCTAATTCTTTGGCTTCTTCGACTATGTAGTCAATCAGCCGGCTCATGCTCACCGTGTCGTAGATATGGCTGCCGTAGTAATCCCGGACTACCTTATGCCCCGGTAGTTTGCTGTCTCGCCGTTCCTCCGAAAACCACCCTTCGCCGATCATGCCCCATATTTTGATGTGCTTTTCAACATCTTCTGCCGGAATAGGTTTGTCCTCCCACTCCCCAACCTCTCGTATGGCGTGACGGTAAACGTCCTCTTTAGTGGTTTTGCCGTCGTGTAAGGCTTTGGATATCTTGTCGCACAGAACCCACATATACGAGTTTGCGTCGAGACTCCGCTTTCTGGTCTGCGGTTTAATCGTCACCGTGTGAGGCTTATCCATTTCCGCAATGAATTTCTGAATCTCTTTCAGCATGGACTTAGGAACGGGAATCCAGATATACAGAACATCGTTGAAAAATGTGTGGTTGGGTTTTTCTGAAAATGTCCATTCCATCAGAGATACGACCTCCCGATCAGTTTGATAAATTCATCTCGACTATGCCCTATGTTCTCGTATGTACGTTGGCACTCTTGCTTTAGTTGCAAATCCAGTCCGCAGTTCGGGTTATGGTGTACGTCAATCCGTGAATCCTGGTTGTGCCATTCGCCCGTAAGCCACACCCAAAAGCCGTTTTCGTCAGATACTTTCCGTCTGCCGTTGCCCTCGTATATATGGTGCAAGTGGAGGTTGTCGGTTCGCCCTGTCTGCCAGCACACCTTTTCGGTTTGCATTATGCTAGGCGCTCTCATTTCGGCATCACTCCTTTTTCTAAACACTCGGCAAGGTGTTTCAGCCTCGGCAAGTACCGATTGATAAAATCCTCGTCGTACTCTATTGGGTGATGGGTTATCCGTTCGGGGTCGATCTCGTTGAAGTAGTTTAAATAATCGTCCTCTGTGAGCCTGTATGCGACGATTTCAGCGGGTTTTTGTGCGGCGTACATCTGGACTATCACCTGCTCCCGATACCGCTTTGAAACCTTAAATTCCGGCTCTTTGTGAGTCTTTACTTCGTGGATGATATCGGTTTCGCCGTCGAGGCTTACCCTGAGACGAAGTTCTGGAATTAGAATCTGACGGTCTTTTACAACCCCTGGAATTGTGTCAAGAATTCTATGCTCGTAATACGTACCGACCTTCATGGCCTTCGTGTTGATGGTGTTCTTATGTAACCCAAGCTTCTCCAACCACCACTTTTTGAAAGTTTCGGTTTTCCAGTTTCCCATCACCATATGGGTATCGCTGGCACCGAACCAACCAGAGCGATCTTTGTCGGAAATCATATCTCTCTCAGCTTCTTTTCAAAGTCGTTAAGACGCTTGAACATTCTGATGTACTCACGCATTTCGTCAGCGTCTTTCAGCCCGGCCTTCATTGCGATTTCATCAGCCGATAGTCCGTTGTCCATTTTGACCGTTATGAGCCGTTCGATTCTTTCCTTAATCGCTGCCAGAGAATGATTGTAGATGTCGTCCCACTTGTCGGCTTTCTCAACCTCCTGTTCTTCTTTCACCCAAAGATTGAAACCCAACCCCGTATGAATGGCGATGCACTTTACAAAGAGTCTTGTTTGGCAGTTCCAGATTCTTTGCTGTGAGATTGAGTTGTCTTTGACCGGATTTGCCCCATTCATCAGTGGACCTCTAAAAATCCATTCGTTGTCGTCAACAACTACCTTTACACCCACTTCATAACATCTATGAGTGACACCGTTCTTGTCCGTGAAAACGTCATCTGTCATAAACAGGCTCGATCCTTTTTCATTCACCAAAGGCTCGAAATACACCTTTTCCGCTCCGTGTTCGTGCAGGAGATCGATGCATTTCGCCCAGTTCAGATAGTCCATTCCGTCCCTCTGCTCGATATAGCTTGATATGTCAACTTTCCTTAATTCGTCGTATGGTTTTAACATCCATTTTCCTCCTTACCAACTATTCGCAATAATTTCCAACACCGTTGACTTGTCCATGTTTTTTATGCCAGGAAATAACTTCCGCAGTTCTCCGACTATGTAAGCGATGTTATCAAGGCAGTTCTCGCAGACACGTTCTTTTGGTTTCAACCCTGTCTCGCCGCAGAGACATTCGGAAACTTCGGTCACGTCATCGCCGCCGCACTCCGCACAGGAAGGATGCCAGTCCGTCTGGATAAACGGCGCGCCCCATACCTCGCCTCGCCAGAATTCGGGGCGGCTGCCGATTTCGTCCTCTCGGAAAACCTTGTCACAGTCCGAGCAGTAATACCAGATCATGACGGCAACTCCCTTACTGCGAAAAACATTGTCCCGGAAAAGTTTGCCGTAAGCATTTCAAAGCTGCCGCTTTTGTCTGCCACTTCGTATTCACCGAAAGTCTCAATCAGGGAATCGGACATCAGTTGAACGCCGTAATCCGCAATCGCCGCCACGCCAGAATACTTTCTGTAGAGTTCTGCAAAACGCTTCTGTATATCAGCAAGTTCCAATAGGACTTCTTCTGGTATTGACAATGATGATTTGCTTAGTGTATTAATGTCGCTCATTCTATCTCCTTTCCGCCCTCGCTATGGCGTTATCAACTTTCTTCGGATATTCGTATTGGTCAATTACTTTTGCTATCCGTTTAACGTGGTTTATGTGGTCTTGTTCGGCTTTGGATTCGGCGTACTTGTCGCAGTATGTATGGCAGCCGATTTTTCGATCAGTGCAGTTAAGGCATGGGTATTTCATGGTTTCGACTCCTGCGCATCGGTTTCTCGGAGAACAAGTTCAGCCTCGTCTTTTGCGGCCTTCCGCGCGGCTTCCATATCTTTCCTTGCCAGTTCAATCGCTTCATCCGCTATGCGTCGCAAATTATTGTTCAGTGCTTTAATCATGTATTTTGCCGTCTGCTCGTCCATATTGCTGTAACAGCTAGACGATCCGTAATATCCGTGAGAGGCGTGCAGTGTCAGTATGGCATCATGCCAATCCGATGTGTGTTGGCCCGAATACCT